ATGTATTGGTTCCATCTACATGCAGCACCTGATCATAATCACGAAGTGCAGCTCGGTAAGATGCTGATCCACTACCTTGGTTACATACGTTTAAAACAGTGCTACCGCTTCGAGTAGTACTGCACTTATATAACACTGTATTTGTTGTTGCCCCTGGTTTATCAGCGGCTAATCTTCCTGCTGTCATTTGAATTTACCAACCTGATAAGAAATGTTGTTGTAGTCGTATTTGTCCACCTAACGTAGGTGCTGCGAGTGCTCCACCGAAACTAATTGCAACATCACTAATGTTATTAGTAGATAGTAGGGTTGCATCAGCGTTGGGGAATTGAATAGTAACGCTTTCGTCAATGTTACTGGCATCAAAATTGATAATACCATTGACGTTGTTAGGATTATTTAGCTTACACAATTCTAACGTTTTATTCTTTAGGAACTGTGTTTTTAACTCACTAACTAGGACGTTTACACCTGAAGTATTGAGAGGTGCAGTAGGGTCATCATCAGGGAATGCGAAAGTATAAGTCTGGTTATCTTCTATATTAGAGAGATCAAACTGTATCTTTCTACCTTCACCATCAGCAGGATCAGTATCACAGAATATTGCTCCTTTATAAACCTTGTTAGTTAATGTCTGAGAAGATGCCTCACCAACTATCTTGATGTTAAGGTCAGGGAATGTAACAGTCCTGTTATTAGTTAATCCAGATGAATCAAATATAACAAAACGAGTTGGGTTATTCTCATCATCAGAAGGTGTATTAGAGAATGTGGGATTAACCATATTCTTGTTAAATACATTCTGACTTGTTATGTCATCAAGTAATGTAGATTGTGTCTGTGCTGCACCAAAGTCAGGCAACTTATAAGTATGTGCACCTGGTGACTCCCATGCGTCAGTCTCAAACTTAGCAATCTTGTCAGTAGCAGTAGATCCTGTAATCTGTAACTCAGAGTCCTTAATAAGGATAGTCTTGTTAGTTAAAGTCTGGAATGTGTCATTAGCAACCAACGTTGTACTTGTATTAGTACCAACGTTAGGTAGATCGAAACGACGTGTGCCTGACTGTGTAGAAATAGTATCTACATTAAAATGTGCTCTCTTACCAGTGTTTTGATCACCTTGTAAGTAGAACTGTGCATCAGTCTGAATTATAGATCCATTAACTGTGAAGAAACCACTACCCTGTGGTGTCATCTCTATACTAGAAGATGCAGATGCAGTATCAATTGCTCTAATTAATAGAGTACTTGATCCATCTGTATTTTCTCTTCGACTATTATAGAGAGCAGCACTACCAAATGAGAGTCCTATCTCATCAATGGCAGTCTGGTATATTCCAGTGTCTCTGTCCAGGTCAAAAGCCAGTCCTGGAGCTGCCTGTGATCCTGCACTAAGACCACGGAAAAGTTGATTTACTTTTGCTTTTCTATTAGGTATTAGCGGATCAGAGATAACAATAGGAAGAATAGCTTCACCAGTTACTAGAGCATTGGAAATTGTTTCTAACTGGGATATTCTTTTAGTTGCCACTGCGATTTAACAATTTGCTACAACTTTATTTATACGACAAAAAACCCCCTTTACTGGGGGTTTGAGTAATATGCACAATATGGGATGCTATTGACTGTGAAAAAGGTAAAACACTTATTTAACAGAGCAGTTCTTGACATATTTTTTCTTCTGCTTTACTGTTGCTATTGACAATACAAGCGAAATAATCGTCGATTAATTCTTCTTGAGGGGTTGTCAAACAGTAATCTGTTTTTAAGTGCTTCCACTCAGCTAGCTGATTTTGTGATCTAATATTGTGCATTGTTACTCCGTGAAATTGAAAGATTAACTCATGATGTAGAGAGTTTTCAGTGCATCTTGCTCCTCCTAACTTCATTACTATTTATAATATTTTGGTCCTGGAATGGGGACAATTTAATAAAAATTTATGCCTAGTCCTGACCATTAGTTGCAAACCATCCAGTAGCAATATATTTGTTTTTAGTGTAAGGTGGATTGCCCCTATGGACATGTGTCCAGCATGCTGGCCATATTGCTACGGTACCAGCAACAGGATATATCCTCTTACCTTGCATCAAAAACTCAGTCTCTGCCTCTCCTTCATGTGTGCTTAAGTATAGTGTCCAAGCAAGAATACGATTGTTATCCTTATAATGACCACTATTCTCAACATGCCATTTATGATACCCACCATTTTGAGGTGTCCTCTGCAATTTAACTGTCCAAGAGGAATAAGGCATCACAATACGATGCTTATTAAAGTCTATAATACTATACTTTTCAACATATTGTTCAATTGCTTTACCCACAGCAATATTAACTAATTCATGTGCTTCTGGGTAGTCATGTTCAGCAAAACAAGCAGCATCAACTCTACTGTCTGCTGTATTATTCTTCGTCTTATATGGTGATATACTATGATCAATAATATGATCCATTCGCTCAATAATACCATCACAGGATTCTTGGCTTAATAGATCAGGATATTGTTCAATAAAATCTTGGTTCATTTACTTGAACTTCAATGGTATCAAATAA